ATGAAACGATTTGAAAAATATTGTAAGAACCTTCGTCAAGAGGGTGATAAAATTTATTCTTATTCAACGCACGTTGCTACTGTAAATAGTAATACGTTAGTTCAATTAGGTTATTGGTCTCAGACCACACAAAAACATATTAATTATGTTGCAAAAGAATTAGAATTATTAATCTTATTTAAATAACAATTATGTACTTAACTATATTAGATTTTTCAACGGCATCAGTTGACACTCATTGGATAGAAGAAACAGAAATGGATACCATAGATTGTAATCAAGACGATTCCTGGTTTATTGACAGCTTAGGTTATGATTCATCGTACTGTAATTGGATGTTTCATCACTCAAAGGCTAGAACAAATGAAGGTATAAACAAATAAATAAAATTATGACAAAGAAAGAGAGCGAATTGCTCACCTTAATTTTTGAACAAGACCGATTAATACAATTGCTTAGATCCAAATTAGCAAATCTAAGAGATAAGTTATAAACCGTTATCGTTGTACAATAATAGGGGGCTTGATTGTCCCCTTTTTTACGCCTAAACTTTATTATGACGTTTCAGATAGATTTCTTATATTGCAATGTTAATAAGATATACAACAAGTTAACCACATAAAAATAGTACAATGGAACACAAGACATTAGACGCTAAAGTATCAATTACTTTTAACGTAAGAAGAACAGTAAGTCCACAACAACATTACGATTTAATGCAGCTAGAAGATTGGGTTATTAGTGCAATAGATGATGGAGACTACACGATAGAAAAGATAGATATTCTAGAACAAGAACTAACAAATTCATAATACAAATAGCTATGAAACTAACAGAACTTAAGGAAGCGGTAGGAAGCCTATCAGCACCTTCAAAAATGCCTTGCTCAAGCTACTCAATTCCAGCCAAAGAATGTAATGTTGGTAGTCGCTTAGTTAGTGTCAAAGGTAGTACTTGTAATGGGTGCTACGCTTTAAAAGGAATGTATAGATTTCCTAACGTAGAACGTGCGCTTTACAAGAGATATAATTCTCTTATGGAAGATACAGATTTATGGGAGAAAAATATGACAACCTTTATAGATAAATTTCGCAAGGGAGATAAGGATTATTTTAGATGGCACGATAGCGGTGATGTACAAAATATGAATCATTTAACTGCTATAAATAACATTGCTTTAGCGTTACCTCACGTAAAGTTTTGGTTGCCAACTAGAGAGATAAAGATTGTAAGAACGTGGCAAAATATATATCAATTTGCTCCTAATCTTATTGTAAGGATATCAGCACATATGAATGATGCTCAACCTAATCATAAGATAACAGGATATGCATCAGGCGTTATAGACAAAAGCACAGAATTAAATGGAAGAGAATGTCCCGCTCCTAGTCAAAACAATGAGTGTCAAGATTGCAGAGCGTGTTGGACAGAAGAGACAGTTTTATACCACAAACATTAATAAATAATATATACTATGACTATCAAGAAATTTGTAAAAGAGTTTGCATTAATCGCTAACGATTCTGAGCTTTTATACTCAGATTTAATTGACCAAGAACAGTTGTTTGAGATGCAAGAAAAGATTACGGATCTGTTACTTCTAGCACATAAAGACAGTACACTATCTGCTGATGATTTATTGCAGTTTAACTTCGTTTTTGGTACAACAGATAAATAGATATTATTATGCAAGAATGGCAAAAAGAAATATTAGAAAGAGAAGGTTATGCAATCGTATGGAAAAATGGTAGTACAACCAAAATTGTAGATGGAGAAATAATAACAATCGTAGAAAAAAACTAAAAAAGTTATGCAAGAATTTAGAATTATGTACGTCAAAGATGGGCTTGAGATTATAGCCCCTTTCATATTCTCGAACATAGGAGAGGCTAGAGATGCAAGAAACAAATATATGATTAGCGGTAAGCTGAACGTAGCAATACTTGTAAGAAGAGCAGAAGATAATAAACCAAATACTTTATAGAAATTATGGGAGCAACTTTAGAAACAATGAGAGTAGAGGCAACAGATTGCAAGGAAGCCGTTATGAAAATTATTCATAGCGGAGATACAGATGACTGCTATAGTGGATGGTTTAACACTTGTTCAGACTACGTAAACTTAACCTACAAAGTAACAGAGGATGGGTTTCAAGAATATGTAACAGAGAAAGGAGAAAAGCGTGTACTCTATGTAATGAAGGATGGTACAGAACACTTCATCGGATGGGCGTGGTGTGCGTGTTAGAAATTAATCAATTAAATTATATGTTATGAAGACAGATTTTATGTTAGAAACAATAGTGCCATTGCTAAAAAGCAGTGGTAAAATATTTGGTGCAGAGTACATCAAAAAGAACGGAGAAGTTACGAAGATTAACGGACGATTTGGTGTACATAAATTCACTAAGGGTAATGGCGTTAGCAGTCCAAAGGTGTTGACTATTTGGGACAATAACAGAAAGCGTTATACTGCAATGATTCCAGAAAAAATTGTAAGCATAACTATATCGGGTTATAAATACACTCGTAACGTAGTGTCAAAAATATAAATACATATGGATAAATCTTTATCAACTGCCGCTGACGAATTAATCATACAAGCAGACCTTGGTTTATTGTACGACATCCTTGGAGAATTTGCCGATGTAGCAATGTTGTTTGAGGAGAGTAGACAGATGGCTCACTTGATTATGAAGCTGAACAGATTCTGTGACATACATAAGGTAAGATGTCACGACCTTCTAACCATTAAGAAGAAGGTAGACGATGCTCGTGGAGCCTACCAATCTCTTCAGTTAAAGTCAGATGGCTACAAACATAGAGCAGAGCAGTATCAAAAGTTATATGAACAATTATTAGAATCTAAGATATGAGAAAATTAAAAGTATTGATTGCTTGTGAAGAATCCCAAGCAGTAACAAAGGCTTTCAGAAAGCTAGGACACGAAGCATTCAGTTGTGATCTACTTCCTTGCAGTGGTGGTTATCCCGAATGGCACATACAAGGTGATGCTCTTGCAGAGGCTTATAGTGGAAAGTATGATATGATGATAGCACACCCACCTTGCACTTACTTAGCAGTTAGTGGTGCTAGATGGTTATACAACAAAGACGGCAGTCCTAATGCACAGAGATATAAGAATCAGTCAGAAGGATTGGAGTTTGTTCAGAAGCTAATGGATGCACCCATAGAGTACATAGCCATAGAAAATCCCGTGTCTGTCATCTCTTCTAAGATACGAAAACCAGAGCAGATAATACAACCATACCAATTCGGAGACGAAGCCTCTAAGAAGACGTGTCTGTGGCTTAAAAACCTATATAATCTAGAGCATACAAAGCTAGTAGGTAAGGGTACTTTCTTTGAGTGGGTTGACAAGAACGGAAAGACTAAGCGACAACCTCAATGGTATATGGATGCACTATCTAACGCTAAGACACCCGAAGAGAGAAGAACACTTCGTAGTAAAACCTTTGATGGTATTGCTAATGCAATGGCTGACCAATGGGGTAGACAAGTAGTATTGGAAAATAATCTAAAAGTATATGATGAAGAAAATAATTAGAAAGCGTAAACACATATCGTACCTTTCAAGTACAATAAGGGACTTGCATTGGGAGATAATAAACTGCTCTATTCAGAGTACCAATGTTGGTTGGACAGATGGTACTACGAGTTACATAGTTAATTGTGCCAACCTTATAAAGAAATACGAACGAAGACTAACCTTAATTAAATACTAATGATTTTTATATTAGAGTTTATATCAATAGTACTTGCCTGGATTATTACAATAGGAATTTTTACACTTATATTCGATGGAAAAAATGCATTTAAGAAGAACAGATAACGACATACAATCAGAGCATCACGATGATACCTATTGGTATGAGCAGTGGGTATTGGAATGTCAGATGTAGTACAAAAGTGGAAACATATATAGGGCAATTTTTTAAAACAAATAAATTATGAAAGTATTAGAATTATTTGCGGGTAGCCGTTCCATTGGTAAGGCAGCTGAGTCATTAGGTTACGAAGTATTCTCAGTGGACATAGAAGACTTTGAAGGAATAGATTATGTTACAGATATTATGGATTTTGATTACTTAAAGATCCCTTTTATCCCCGACATAATATGGGCATCACCACCTTGCACTAGCTTTAGTGTTGCTAGTATAGGTAGGCATTGGAACAAAGACAGAACTCCCAAGACAGCGAATGCGATTAAAGGTATGGATATAGTGAAGAAGACCTTAGAGATTATTCAACACTACATTTGGCACAACCCAAGATTGTATTACTACATTGAGAATCCAAGAGGTATGTTACGTAAGATGGATTTTATGCTTGACATCTTTAGACGAACAGTTACATATTGTCAGTACGGAGACTCTAGGATGAAGCCTACAGATATTTGGACAAACAATATACACTGGAATCCAAGAGCAATGTGCAAGAACGGAATGCCTTGTCACGTTTCTGCTCCAAGAGGTTCTTCAACAGGTACTCAAGGATTAAAAGGAAATTATGAACGTAGTAAGATACCTAATGATTTGTGTTTAGAAGTATTAACAATAAATAAAATATAGTATTATGCCTAATTGGTTTTATTTAACATTAGAAGTTAACGGAAGTAGAAAAGATGTAGAAGAGTTTGTAGACAATGTACAAGGCTCTAAGAAACACGAGACAGAGGAACTTGAATTTGATTTCAATCACTTCATACCACAACCTAATAATATTTTTAAAGAGAGCGTAGGTAGTGACAAGAAGCAAGAACTTAATGAACAAGGTATACCAAATTGGTATGATTGGAATATAGAGAATTGGGGAACTAAGTGGAATGCGACTTGTGATGTGCGAGACATTTATTATTCTTCTGAAGAAGATGTATCTTCAGTAAGGTATGGTTTGTCAACTGCTTGGGCCGATCCTAGACCTATCTTGCATAAGATGATAGAGATGTATCCACAACTACACTTTACAATAGAAGGTGAAGAAGAGTCTACGGCATATGGAATATATATAAATACTTCTGAGGATGTATTCCTTGAGGAAGAGCCTACAATGACTGATGAGATGAATGGCAAAGAAGTATATTGGAAAGATACAGATAGCCTTTATTATTATATGGATAATGATGAGATAGTTCCCGACCAAGAGGATTTCTATCCTAGTGCCAAATACTCTTGGAACTAAACACCCTTTATTATAATAGTATAAATTTATTATATTATTATTATTTATTATTATTATATTAATATATATTATAATAGCCAATGAAATTAACAGAAAGAAGATTAAGGAAGTTTTTCCCTTACAACAACAGACTCATACACTTTGTAGCAAAGAGGTATGGTTACAGCTTTCAGAACAATGATGTAGTAGATGCCGCGAGGTATTACTCTTTCGTGAACGTAACTAGATATCTAAAGAAGAACGGAGATGAGTTTGAATCAGAGGGTGAGATGATAGGAATGGTGATGAGTTCTATTCGATATGGTATCTTATCAGCGTATCCCCATCACAAAGACAAGAAGAGGGTGGAGACTATAAATGAATCCAGCTTAATTACTAACTCAGAATCTGATGACAATTCACATAGGTATGAAAAGGCATTGATATCTACAGACACAGAGAGTGGTGGCTACGAGACTTTCTATGAAGAAGATATAGCTAACCTAACTAAAGTGGAGAAAGTGGTTCTAAAGGGACTTATGGAAGGATATGAGTTTAAAGAGATAGCACAGAGGAATGATATAACCTTCAGAGAGGTTATCAATGCTAAAGGAAGAGTACAGACAAAGTTTAAAAATCTAATAAAAGAAGAAGAAGATGCAAGTAAATCAACACAGATTAGGGAATGTAACGAAGATGAAATACGAAGAGCTGAATCAGAGATTCTACTCCGTAAGTGGCGTGAATCCAAGCGAAAAGAGCAGGAAGAAGAACGTAGTCGTATCAAGACAATCGCTTTTCTTTATTCTTAGAACTAAGTTTAAGATGAAGTATCAGAACATTGGATGGTTAGCTGATATGAACCACGCTACGATAATCTATGCTGAGAATACCATCAAAGATATGATAGACATAGAAGATCCTCAGACTATGGGATACCTAGACATATGGACAGAAGTGTTCATAGAGTTGTTTGGTATAGATGCTATTGAGAAATCAAGGTTCACTAAGAATCTAAACGATATGATAAAGTATTGTGGGCTATCAAGAGAAGATGTGCATAACGTGTTAACAGATAAGGCATCTGAATATGAGGAGGAAGGTTTTAATGATGTATCTTCGTATAAAGCAAGTTTAATTAAATCATAATTATTATGAGTAACTACAAATTCAAGACAACAAACATCAAGGGCAAAGCGTATGTTGAGGTCAACGAGAGAATCAAATACTTTCGCACTTCACCTGACTATGCTGGATGGGGATTGTCAACAGACCTCGTAAATCTAACGGATGATGCGTGTGTTATTAAGGCAACAATCACTAATGCAGAAGGTGTAATTGTAGCATCAGGTTTTGCCCAAGAGGACAAGTCTTCATCTTACATTAACAAAACAAGTTATGTAGAGAATTGTGAGACAAGTGCGTGGGGTAGAGCGTTAGCCAATCTTGGGATCGGTATTGATACTTCTATTGCAAGTTCTAATGAGGTCAACATCGCTATCGCAAAGCAGAACTCTCCTACTCCAAGTAAGAGTACAGAGGCTATCAAGCCAGAGTTTAAAGAAATGACTAATGATATTATGGAAAATATGATTAAGGCAGTAGCTGATGGTAAGATAGATGTAGTAGAGAAGGCGTTAATAAAGTACGTTGTATCTGATGATGTTCGTAAGCAAATCCTTGGGGCTTAGTGGACTTTAATCCTGAAGATTATATCGGCAAGGAGATGAAGACTCTCACTATGACTAACGAAGAAGGATTCTGTTTAGACTTCGAGCAGTTAGAAGGAATGGATGAGGTTAGAATCTTCCAAAGATTGTACGGAGAAACCGTTTATGTTATGACAATGGACAGACATAAGGTAGCAGATTTAATATATAAGCTAGAAGACTTTTTAGAATGACAGACTTAGAGAGATTCCAGGATGATGAGGCGTACTACGCTGACAAGAAGTATATGACCAATAGTGCATTAAAGCTATTGAGAACTTCGCCGACTAAGTTTTACTTATGGCAAACAGGAAAATGGAAATACCCATCCTTTTCTTTCTTTGATGTAGGTACTGCCCTTCACTCCTTGTTTCTTGAAAAGATTGACAATACCGTTCTATGGAAAGGTACTAGAAGAGGAAATGATTATAAGGAATTTAAGGCAGAGAATGCTAGTAAGATTGTACTCCCTCAAAAGGATTATGATTTGGTTCACAGAATGAACGATAAGCTACACGCCCTAAAGGAAGTTGAAGAGTTAATGGGAAAAGATTATAAGGCCGAGGTCGCAGGGACTATGGATCATATAACAGATTCCTTTACTAAGATACGGATGAAGGGGAAGGCAGATGCTATTGTACAGAAAGGTGATGTTAAGTATCTAGTAGATTTAAAGACTACTGCTAAGTCCCTAGAGGATTTTAAGAAGTCTGCAACCTGGATGCTATACAACCAACAAGCATATGTTTATAGTCAAATCTTTGGAGTTGATGAGTTTTATTTTTTAGTAATTGAGAAAGAGTTTCCCTACGAGGTTGGTATCTTCAAAGCTAGTGAGCAATTCCTAGGAAGAGGAGAGTACGAATTTAAAAGGTCTGTAGAGATTTATGAAGAGAAGTTTCTTAATCAAACATTTAACCCTTATAGTGTAACATATGGCGAACTTTAACAAGTATGAGAATGTATGCTTACACGCTTGTGCATCAGTCACAGGAGTAAGTATTGTAGATATCTTAGGTTCTAAGAAGAACAAGGAAATAGTTATGGCAAGAGCCTTGACTTGCTCCGTTCTAAGTTACTGTGGATTTGGACTTCGTGAGATATCACGTTTGACAAACACAGATGTAAAAGGTGTATCAACTTATATTGAGTCTCACGACAATAAGATGTCAGAGAAAAGATATAGTAGGTCATACCAAAAGAGCGTTAACTTTATCAGTGATTATGAAGAGACTTCTGATGAGTCTTTACAGAATAAAGTAAACGTCTTGTTTGAAAAGTATATGACTATGCAAGGTCAGTACGAACACTTGAAAGAATTATTAACCAGTAACTAAATTAACAATCAACTATTATGGCAAACGACAAAACATTCGTAGGTAAGACAAGCGTAATCACCACTAAGTTTGGTGAAATTGTAAAGGTGGCTCTAGGCCCACAAGATTTCGAGGTACTGCTCAATGCAAAGAACGAGAAAGGATGGGTAAACCTAGAGATTAAAGACAAGCGTGATGGTGGGAAATATATCCAACTACAAGGCGAGTACACAGGTGCTAAGAAACCACAAGCGGTTAACGAAACTGATGACTTACCGTTCTAACATTTTTATTGTTTATTGACTTATCAGTAGGGGGGCATCGCCCTCCTTCTTTAACTTTAGACAGAGGGGAGCAAGAGCAAGGACTTAGGAGTAGGTATTTGAACGCTCCCCTTTTCTTTTATCTTAAAGGGAGATCAAGGCAGGTAGGTTAGTTTAATAATATTAATCTTTACTTGGGGAAGTATCCTGCTTGTCTTGCCCCTTATAATAAAAGGGAGGCGGTTCACTATAAATTAATCCCTTGTAGGGAAACACTTTTGGTTAAATACAAGCTGACCTCCCTTTTTAATTTTAAACACTGAAGAGATATGAAACAGAACTATTTTTGTGGTGGATGCGAGAAGCAGATACCAATAATATTAGGAGCGAATCAATTACATATTTGTGATTGCGGAACATTAAATAATATAGGTGATGCAGAATGAAGTTTATCCCATACGAGCAAAATTTAGAACGTGAATACTTTGACAGATTAAGCACTGAAAAAAAGAAGAAGAAATTAAAAAAACTTAAACAAATAAACAAATGGAACAAGAGCAAGAGTCCAACGAAGAAGGTCAAATGCTTTACTACATTGAAGTGAAGTTAACTTGGAAGATAAAGAGAGGTAACGGATACATAAACAACTATCGTGACTACCAATTTATAACAAGGGCAAAGACAATTGATCATATCAATAGAAGTCCAGAGATGATGGCTAAGATGATGGCTCATTTCGGACTTACTAGCAAGAAGGTTTTTGACTTTACTGTCAAGGAAGAGAAATCAAGAAAGGAAATGTCAAGGAGTTTCGCTAACAAGGAAAAGGATTACGTTAGGGAATTTGGAGAATAATTTAAACTAAGGGCAATGAGAAATTTTATTTACAAAGTAGAGGATGTTAAAGACTCTCTAAACACATTAAGAACTGAGGGAGTTAAGAAGGGTGCTTGGACAGGTTTCAGCAGCTTGTTTGACAAGTACTCAATGAAGAAAGGTAGTACCACTTATATCTATGCGGGAGCGCATCAAGGCAAGTCGCAGTTTGGATTTGAGGTGATGGTAAACCTTGCAGAATATAGTGGTTGGAAATGGGCAGTATACTCGCCAGAAACAGGGTCACCTACTGAGGTGTTTGCTGAACTGCTATGGGTGTACTTGCGTAAGCCATTCCTTATAAACGACCACATAACTGCAACCGATGAAGAGAAGGAAAAGGCAGTAGAGTTTATCAGTAAGCACTTCTTCCTAGTGGATAGCGGTCTACAAGACTTATCCATTGAGGGATTCTACACTGCTGTTGAGCAGATAGAAGAGGACAACTTCCTAAAGATAGACGGCTGTATGATTGATCCGTTTACTGAGATACGCACAGATGTTTCTAGCGGTGTAAGAGATGATATAGCTATTGGTCAAGTGTTGACAAAGGTTCGTAAGCATAGTGCTGAGAGGAACTACCATAGCATTGTTACAGTGCATACTAAATACCAAACAGCTAAGTATAAGAATGGCATACCATATGTGGATGTTCCTACGATGAACGATATTGCCGGGGGAATGCAGTGGTCCAGGAAAGGTATGATGGTGCTTAATGTATGGAGATGTCCTTATGGATTGGAAGATGAGAACGGAGTACCATACGAGCCTAACCAAGTTAAGATTACAGTGGTCAAGGCAAAACCTAAGATTGTAGGTAAGCTTGGATCGGTCACTCTATACTATGATAAAATGAAAAACAGATACTATGAATACGACAACAGAGGACAAAAGCAATATGCATATCCACAGCCTAATTCTTGATAGGAAGAAGGCATTTGCAGAACTTATAAGAGCGTACTTGAAGTACAATGTTGCTTCGGCTAAGAAGATAGAGGTGCTAAGAAATGGTAGCATCTCTATTAACGACCACTTGTACAAGGTAGATATATCAGACTACACTGGGTATGATGAAGGTATGGGATATATATTCCTTAACCCATCTAGTGGTAGGTTATATATACAGAAAGGAATTGTTAATAAAATTTATAAACTAGAGGTTGATTTATTCGACAATAACGACTAACTTAGTTTTATGGAAACAAGAGATTTAATAATCAAAGTTTCTACGGAAGTTACAAACTTGCTACTTGAGAAGAACGATGCCTATGGGGATTCAGCCCTTAACCCCGTAGGTATCTTCTCAAAGGGTGATCCCGTAGAGAGTCTGTGTGCAAGGATTGATGACAAGTTAATGCGCATAAAAAGCAGGGGAATAACTGATGCTACAGAAGACACAGTCCAAGACCTTATAGGATACTTAATCCTATTAAAGATTGCTATAGGCAACAAGGAATGAGCTGGAAAAAGAACGAAGACGCTCTCTTCAATCATCTAAAGAGCAATTACCTTAAAGACCTGGAGTGGTCTGAAGGACAGTACAATCATTACGATTGTTATTCAGAGTTTACTAGCACAGATATAGAACTTAAATGTCGTAACAAACATTACGATGACCTTCTTATAGAGAAGGCTAAGTACGACAAGCTACTGCGCAGAGCAGAGAAGCACCTAACTATACCTGTCTATATATCACAAACACCTCAAGGTATCTACGCCTTCAATCTAGCTACAATGCCAGAACCTATATGGGAGACAAGAGGTATGCCAAAGACATCACACTTTAATCAAAGGCAGTTCGTTAACAAAGAAGTTGGGTATCTGCATATAAGCAAAGCCAAGGTGTATGCATAACATAACACTCAACCTTCCTAAACCACCAAGCTTAAATGCCTACTATTCAGGTAGACATTTCTCAATAAGAGTTAAACATAAAAAAGAATATTTTGCAGCACTTGATGAAGCATTTAAAGACTATGATGAATTTTGGGCTGAAAGTTTTAATATTCACGTTTTCCATAATTCCCGCTACGATACTGATAATTGTATTTTGGCTATCAAATTTACGGCTGATTACCTCCGTCACCGTAACTGGGTTAAAGACGATTCTAAAAAATACTTTAAGCACTTGTCAATCAAAGTTGACGAAGCTTTACCAAAAGACATCTTCAGAGTAGAGTTAAAACTATATGGATACAAAGAAATTTAAAGTACAATGAAGACATACCAGAATTGTAAATTGCTAAAAACACAAGTAGATAATATCTTAAAAGAGATGGCATCCTTGTTTACTAATTTAGGAACGGAATCTACAGAACAAGAGATTGCAGATGCTTATCGTAAAGAGGGTTTACTCATAGATAAGATTGTAGAACTTGATCCTGCGAAAGCATCATCTATAAGACCCTATGAAAATTGATCAACCATACGATGAAATTACACAATCAGAGGCTAATTTCATAATACTGTTATATGAGACCATACGAAAGCTTATCATACAAGGAGATAAAGTCACACTTGTACGTTTGGGTTATGAACTCAACCTCACATCCTCAGAACTTTCAGATTACTTATTTGAAATAGTTAGAATAGTAGACCACGTTGAAACAGAAATACAATAAAGAAATCATAGAGAGAGAGTCTATTGCTTCTAAAAGAAATGGAGAGATTTCCAATATACTAGGGAAATTCATTTTAGAAAGAGCTAATGAGATATCTAACTATTCTTTCATTACCAATGGGAACAAGGAGTTACGACAATCATTGATTGACGAAGCTGTTATGAGAGTATGCCTTAAGTTTCTAGATTACTATGTAGAGGGTAAGAGTGGTGCTAATCTAATTATCACTATGATATATACAACTATGTATAACAAGATAACTGGATTGAAATGGAAGGACATTTACGGACAGAAGATAAAAGGTAATGTGATTATTATTGAGGACGGAACTAAAGTTAAGCGACTGATTCGCTATACAAAGGATGATTATTTAAGTAAAAATTTATGATAGATATTTATAACGAGTGGGTATTAGTAAGTGGATTAGGTTTTTTATTCTCTTATTTGTTTATCTTTGAGCCATACGCCTGGGTAATGGAAAGGTTTTTAATGTTTAAGCCATTTAACTGCGTTCTGTGCCTCTCATTTTGGTGCAGCCTTATGATTTATGCTTATATGGATTTAAACCTCTTATACGCCATCTATACAGCCTTAATCGCTGAGTTGACATACAGGAAGTTAGTTAATGAATAGTGTAAATTGTAATACCGATTGGCGATTCCTATATTGGGACGAACCAGAACACAACGAAGAAGAAGATGAAGAATCTGAATAAAAATTTCCACCTTTACTTTGAGTACAACGAGTTTGATTCTCCAGACATTAAGGGGAGTTACGAGAATATGGATGTAGCTTTTCTCAACAAGATAGCTTATGCTAGGAAAGTAGCCGGGTGTGGTTTTAAGATTACAAGTGGGTACAGAAGTCCCGAACATAATGCCAAGGTTGGCGGTGTACCAAGCAGTAGTCATACAGTGGGTAGAGCTTGTGATATTTATGCACCTACCTCAAGGCAAAAGTTTCTTATCTTGTCTGCTTTATTAGATGCTGGTTTTAACAGAATAGGAGTAGCTAATAATTTTATACACGTAGATGATGATCCCTCTAAAGCAGAGGACGTTATCTGGACATATTAATAAACAATAAAAAGAGATGATGAACGACACAGATTTTGGTTACGAAGATAGCTTTGCAGACTTCGTAGATGAACTAACAAACGACAAGGGTAACGAGAAAGCTTGTTCTATTGACAACCCTGATTGTGAAGGTTGTGGTAGTTAGTTATGAGCATTCTAAAAAAGATACTAGCAGGGAGTGCGAAGGAGACTGTGGATGCGGTGGCCAATGCGGTAGATAGATTTGTATCTACACCCGAAGAGAAAGAGGAGATAAGAGCAGCTATAGAAAAGGAGATATCATCTCGTTGGAGTAGTGACCTTTCTTCAGACTCTTGGTTAAGCAAGAATGTTAGACCACTGACACTTGCTACCATCATTATATTCCTGGTGCTTATGACTTTCTTTGAAGGGATAGGCATCAGTAGCGTAAGCGAAAGATGGATAGGTCTATGGGAGATGGTTAGCGTAACCGTAATAGGTGGTTACTTCGCTGTACGAACTATAGATAAAAGAGGTAAGGTAAAATAGAAAGGGGCTTCGGCCCCTTTTTTTATTTGTTCTTTTTTTTCTTGTTACTTTTTTCCTTGTGCATATAATACCACCTTTGAGCTGTGTATCCTATGGATGCTAAGAGTAGTATTATTTTCAAGATGTTCTCAAGTTCAGAGAAAGACACTAAGAAGGTAGTGCTGTTTATTAAAAGTATTTTCAAGTCTATCTGTGTCATTATGGATTGTAGCTTACACTTCCGTCTTCGCAGTACGTTACCGTAATACCGTCTTGAGGATAGAAGACACTACCTTGATAGGTATCTTCTTCATTAAACAAGTCATTGTCGCAACCATCGGCAGTAGCGATAGCTTTGATTGCCGCATTATTAAGTATATAGTTTGTTACACGCTTATTGATATAACCTATCTTACTATCAATAGTAGTAGATATAGTATCAAGTATGTATTGGTCTTGTTTCTGCTCCTCTGCTTTAGTGATAGCAGTAGCCGTTCTAAGTATAGAGATTGCAGCTTTAGCTGAGTACATAGCCAAGCTGTACTTCACCAACTTAAACAAACCCTGTTCCTCAGTAGTTAATGTCTGAGCCTCTACCTTAGCTTCAATGTGGTCGTATAAACAAGTACCCATTAAATCTTGGATAGAAGTAAACTGCTCTAATTGTATTAACGCTAACAACGCACTTCTTTCCATTCTCTTTGGAAGGGGAAAGTTCTGGTATAGGTAGTTATCGTCAATGAATATTATATCAACCATTGCTTATATCTTCTGTGTTAGCTCCTTTAATGCTCTCCAAGTTAATTGGCTCTTCAACAATGGATAAGTCCATAGCATCGTATCCTGTAGTAGATAGTATTCTGTTTACTCCGTCTAAAAGAATCTCCCTGTTAGGAAGCGTTTCAGTCGCTCTAAAAATTTGATATGCTGTAACCAATTCGTTACCCGTTCCTCCAAGTTTTCCCGAAACCATAACACCAAAAAGGGTAGGAGAAGTAA